CTAAACAGCATTACTCTTGATGCAGCTAACGTTGTATCTCTAGTATCTGCTCTTGAGAACCACATCTCTGGTTTCACTTCAGTATCTGATGCTGATTATGCAACTACTGACTTCAACGGTCCTTTCTCTAGTACAACTGGTAACCAGTCTGCATTCGGTATGACCAGAGAAGCAGCTGAACAATCTAAGTTCCGTCAAATGGGCTTAAGAATGTTCACCAAGTTCATCGAAGCAAAAGGCGACCAAGTTGCTATCTCTGCTTCTGTTGAGCAAATCCAAGATCTTAACCGCGTATGGAACTTCGACGTAATCTCTATGTTGGAGAACGTAGCAGTTAACGAACTTGCTCAGTCTATCAACAAGAAGTTGGTTGACCGTGTTGCTCAGCTTGGTGCAGCTCACGCATCTAAAGCAGCAGACGTAGAAGGTGTTGGAGCTACTCTAGGATCTCTAATAGACCCTGTAGGTGCTGCTGACGCATTCACTCTTAGCGCTAACCAACGTAAAGTTGTTACTAAGATCCTTGAAATCGCAAACTTAATCTACCACAGAGGACGTTTCGGTGCAGGTACTTTCGTAGTAACTAACGGCCGTATCGCTTCTGCTCTTGCAGACGTATCTGGCTACGTTATCGCTCCTTTCAACAACGATCTTCCTGCTGGAGCAGGTCAGTTGTACCCAGCTGGTAAAGTATACGGCTTAACTGTATACGTTGATCCTAACATGAAGTTCAACGACACTCGTATCATTATCGGCCGTAAAGGTGCAGACGAAGAACCAGGTGTTAAATTCCTTCCATATATCATGGCAGAATCTCTTCAAACTATCTCTGAGGGTACTTTCTCTCCGAAGATCGGTATGAAGTCTCGCTATGCTATCACTGAAGCTGGATGGCACCCTGAAACTCAGTACTTCACATTAACTGTTACTAACCCAAGTTACTTAACAGCGTAATCGTAACTGATTTCGAATATTGAGAGGCTTTCCGAAAGGAAAGCCTTTCTTTTTTTAACCTGTTCGCAAATAAATAACTCTACAGAAAAAAATATACATCACATGAGCACTAAGCCTGTATTAAACTATTTCGAATACATTGCTGAAAAAGCTAATCAAGACCTAGCAGCGTTGCCTGCAGCAAAAGGTTCTGCTCCTAGCAAATCAGTAGATGCTGGAATGGCAAAATTAGACGTTAAAGGCAAGTCAGCTGGCAAATCAGTTAAACCTGAAATGGCAGATCTTCCAAAAGGTAAGGGTTCTATGCCATCTAAGTCTGTTAAGACTGGTGCCGCAGAATTACCAACTGCAAAGGGCAGCACACCAAAGAAATCTGTTGATTCTAAGTTTGCAAACCTAGTAGTTAAAGGATCTACTTCTAAGAAGTCAGTTGATCCCGCAATGGCTAAAATGCCTAAAAAGTAATTATTGAATAATGAAAAAAGCTACCTCAAATAGCAGCCTTGAAATGGGCTATGTTGCTGAGAGCTTTTCATCTTATATTCAAGAGAATTCTTTAAAGGATTTAGTCGGCAAGACTGACGAAGAAGAACTTGATCTAGATGATGCTAGAGCAATCGGTAAAAAGATTACCAAAATGAAGGGCGAAGACCGTAAAAAGTATATCGGTATCGTTAACTTTATGGGCGCATCTTGCAGAATCTACAATGAGATCTGGGCAAACTATAAGCCAGTTGATCCAACCAAGAAGAAAGCAAACGTCGGTAAAGAATTCAAAGGTGAAAAAACTGTTGGTTAACACTTGAACGCACGCGGTGTAATTATTGAGACTACTGCAAGTTTTGAAACTACTTGGCAAAAAGTGGATGGCGAAATCAAATGGGATCAGAATGCCCAAAAGATTACTATCCACGATGCTGACGTGTATCCTGATTTAGAATATACTGAAGCTAGCGCAAGAGCAACGTACGTTAAATACGTATCAGCCGCAAGAATCAACGAATTGTTAGCTGCAATTAATCAAAAGATTGAAGCTCTAATCCTATCAGAGCAACCAGAGTCACCTAAACCTGAAGAAGATAAGCAACCTAATGATACAGATACTAATCAAACTGGGGTGACCGAGAATGAAGACAAAAAGGTTCTAGGTAATTATACAGTATTGATCGTCGCTGATAAGATCAGATTTACTGAAGGTCAGCGAAATACTACAACGGCTAATGCTGAATTACTATTTAAAATTTCTGAAAATTTACAGCCAGAACTTGGTCGTGGCGGCTTAACTAATCAAGATAAGATCTCGGTGCAAGTTTCCTACTTATTAAACAGTAAACCTTTTCAAAAGGTATTTGAATTAAGTAAGTTTGAGGAAGATGTAACTAAATTTGGTGGAAACCTAGTCATTCAAGCACTACCATCGATTGAGGTTAAATTTAAAGCAAAAGAGGACGTTTACGCATACGATGATCAAGAATCGACTGAAGTTAAAGTAACAAAAGCAGTTAGAGCAGATTTAGAAAAGTTACCAGAAGAAAAGTTATCTGAGATTGAAAACATGATCCTCAGAATTAGACAAACCCGAACTGCAAAGAAAACGCAGGAAATGCAAGCAAGCAAATCTGACTCTAATAAATAACTAAAAAGTATAAACACGAAATGGCTGGATTACCACATTGGAGAAATTCACTCGCATCGAAGGAGAAATACGAACCGATCTATCTTAACCAGTTTGAGATACTAATCACTCCACCGCCTGCAGTAGCAGCTGCGATTGGATTCGGTGGGACCTTGATGCTAGATCATGTTAAAAAGATTGAAGGTTTACCAGAACAATCTGGAACTGGAAAACTAGTTGAACAATTCTATAAGTTCGCTAAGAGATTGTATGCAGCAGCAAAGCCTGAAGCAACTACTGCGACTCTTAAAATCGATTTTGAGGTTAACTTAAATGAGAACAATGATATGTATACGTACAATGCATTGAGAGCTTGGGCAGATCTAGTTTACAATCCACTAACTGGTGCACAAGGTCTAAAAAGAGATTATGCAGATGCAGCTATCACAGTAAACGTGTTTAATCGCTCAGGCCAGATCTTTAGAGAATTCAATTTTGAACCAGTATTTATTGGTCCAGATAAGTTAACTGAAATGAAATTAGATTATGCATCTGACGAAATTTACAGATTGACTGCAACATTCTCAGCGGATACTTACACTGAAAATCGCCTAGGCGCACTATAAAATAACGAAAGATTTAATCATGGATATGTTTAATGCAAAATCTCGTAGAAATCCAAAGATGGATAACTGGATGGATCTTTCAAAGCCAGAATTTGGCGGCCCAAAAGAAAAGACTGATTTTGATAAGTCAAAAAGAGAATTTTTAAAAGGCTATCAGCGTGTAGTTGATAGAAATGCTGATTTTGAAGGCGGTAAGACTATAAATAACTACGATACCACTTGGAAGGCAGTCTCAAGAGACGTTGTGTCTAGACAAGCTGGAAAAAAACCATTTGACCCAATGCACTCTACTCCTGCAACAAAAAACTCTACCAAAATTGAAGAAGGTAGAATCTTCCGTTTTGAAGAATTCGTAAATGAAAACTTCGAAGAGATGATGAACGACACTGAAGACATGCCAAATGATGACATGCCGATGGACGAAAAACCTGAGCTAGACGAGGAAAAACTCGAAATGCTTATGGAAGAATTCGGAGATCAGATGAAAGAGATGATCGACGAAATCTGCGAAAAGATGGAACTTGATAAAGCTGAATGCTGCGATTACATCTGCGCTACTATCGAAAAGGTTTGCAAAACTGAAGACGAAGAAGAAGGTAACGAAGATTCAGACGATAAGGAAGAAGAAGACGAAGATAAGTAATACTTATAGATTCTCAATAACCTAAAAGGAGGTCGCTTAGCGTCCTCCTTTTTTATTTTATAATAGTAATATTAGCAGAATCTGTTTCAAACTCGTCATCTGGATCCAGCACTTTAGCATAAAACTTAACAGTTAAATACGATTGATTTAAGAACTCCAAAGTATTGATAATTGAAGTTAGGCTTAGATTACCGTTCACATAGATAATTCGGCTGTACTTTCGATTACGAACATTGACTGCTTTATCGATTAATTTCTTAATCTCGTAGTTAATTAAAAAAGCTTGAATTTTGTTTGGAACAACTATATCTTGTTCAAACTTCTCCTTTAGGATCTTATTTACGTTTAGTAAATAATCGCTCTTGGCTTTTTTTGAGAATTTGTTAACAAATTGGCGTTGGTCTCTAACAAATAATATTTCAAGTAGTCGGTCTTCTGATTCTATCATTCTAGCTCGATTTTTTTAATATCGATTCCAGCTTTACGTAATAGATCAAGCCCCTGTTTATCTCGATATTCTTCAAGATAGACAACTCGGGTAATACCCGATTGCAGAATTAATTTGCTACATTCTCTACATGGAGAGTAAGTGATATACAAGGTTGAGCCCTCGCAGCTTTGCGTCGATCTAGCAACTTTAGCAATTGCATTAGACTCAGCATGCAGCACATACCACTTAGTTTCGTAATCGACGAAATTATTGTCTTGGTCAAATACTGGGAGTTCGCACTCGTTTTCAAAGCCAGATGGAGTACCATTGTAGCCATCTGAAATAATCGTAGTGCCTTTAACTATTAATGCACCAACCTTTTTACGATTGGCTTTAGATAGTTCTGCCCAAGTTAAGGCCATTTTAATGTAAGTTACATCATATTGATGTTGCCTTTCTGAATTTGGATGTATTTTCATATATCTTGAGAAGCCTTCGGATAATTTTCGTAAATCCAGTGTAGTAGATCGTCTTTTTCTTGAAAGATTAATGTAGAGTCAGGAGTCGGATTCTCAACAAATTGAAAAGCTGTACGTAGATCAGAAGTAGCTCTACCGCTTGCGTCAATTAAATCAGTTTTAACTGGCGGTAGCGTAACTGGATTAAAATGACCAGCTATCATTTTTTTAGCAAGTTCATAGTGTCTATCGTAGATATGGTATGAATTTGCGGTATGTGAATAGGTGCCAAGCTCTAGATCTGGATAAGTTGCCTTAAGATGGGCATGCATCTGCATTTGGAGAGCACAGAAAAATGCAACATCAGTTGGTGTTCCCCAAATTGCATCATTACTACGCATAAAGACACTCATATAGAGTTTATTCTCTCTAATGTGGAAATTCGCATACATCGTACACACAAAATCCTTGTTATTTGGATATTGGTGCTTTGGCATATTAAAATGCATTACTGCTTGTCTGGTATTCGAATCTGCAATTAGACTATTTAGAGCCCACTGGTATTGAGACGTACCAAATTCATTCTTGGTTGCAAAGATTAGGTTGCCGTATGCAGAATTAGCAGTTCCATCTTCGTTTTGGATCTGCTTCCAGAATTTGGCATGCTTTGCGATATAGTCTACATCATTTCGACCTAGAAAATACCAAAAGAACTCAGCCGCCAAGTATTTAAACTGCGAGCCTCTAGCTGGATTTTCATATAAGCATTGGCTTGGATCTTCAATTACAAGGCATGCATCCAGAAATTCTTTACTGGTTGTGCCTCTGGCATTATTAGTCTTGCCTAATTCCATCAAAGCCTTAATTGAAATCCAATAGGCTTGGGCAAAAGTCTTTCCTTTAAAAACTAGCATATAAGTATTTTACTATGTAAAGTGAATTTAGTTTATCAATTAACGACTTTCATGTCAGAGAAATGGTCGTTATTCTCAACAAAGATCTTCATGTCAAAAAGCTCTTCAGGTAGCATGTCATGAGAAATTACAAAGATTGTCATATTGTATTTCTTTGAAAATTCCTTAAGCAGATCAACAATTCGATAGATCGATTCAACATCAAGTGAAGAAAAGACCTCATCTAAGAATAATAAGTTTACTCGGTGATGTTTAAGTTTAATTAGTTCAAGTATACAGAGCAGTACAATCAAATTCATTTTTTTCTGTTCGCCAGTTGATAACGAGTCTGGCGAAACTTGTACACCCAGATGAGTAATGATAGGATCAAACTCTAAATCAAATTCAAATGCAAACTTAAACTCTAGCAGTTTTGCAATCTTTAGAATCTTCTTGTTCAGAATTGGAATGATCTGATTCATTAGTAGTCTCTTCATTCCAGAGTCACCCAGTATGACGTCCAATTCTTGATTAAGTTTCAATTTAGCATCAAGCTCGGATTTCTCAGATGATAACTCTTTTAACTTGGTGCCTATATTATCAATGATTGTCTGCATTCTTTCGATTGCAGCTGAATCTGTCGTAGTTGGGTTAGACAGTTGAGTCTTTTCACGAGTTAGAGCTGGTATTTGCGCAGTTGCTGTCTGGTGATTTGATTTTGCATCGTTTTGTAAAGTCTCAAGCTCTTTAATTCTAGCAGCCAACTCGTTGATTTGAGTTTGAATGGCAGGCACTTTGTCCTGCTCTACCTGACGTTTTGCTTCAAGCTTAGTCTTTATTTCAAGATGAACGGTATCAGTTAGATCGGATAAACAGTGAGGGCACTTATTCTTTTCGTAGATTGCAAGCTTTTTATTGATCTCGTCAACTGTGAATCTAATCTTGGATTTTTGTTCAGTAACGGTAGTTAATTCAGCTTGTATTTTTTGAACATCTCCCTTAAGTCTTAAAAATTCCTCTTTTGAAGTTGCTTGCAGAGTCTCTAACTTTGCAATTTGCTCGATAACTTCATCTAACCTAGTTTGATTAATCTTTACGACATCGGTCTTTAAGCCAGTTAGCTGTTCAGTCGAATTTTGTAGGAGTGTCGTATTTTGATCAATTGATGCCTGTAAAGCTCGACTACGCGCAAGAGTTTCTCTAGTCTCATCTTTGGTTAAGGTCGACATTTCATTTAGAATGTCAAGTCCAAAGATTTTATCAATAATCTTACGTTTGTCCTGTGGA